CCTGAAATTCATTTAGCATTTGCCTCACCTAAATCCATTGATCAACTGTTAAAAGATCTTAACATGGAAAAGTTTTCAGCGAGCAAACCATCATCAATTCCGTCTGCTCCTACAAGAACTGAAAGACCGAGTCCTGCAACACCATCAAAATTTAATAATCCTTTTAACACACCTACAAATGATCCGGTACTAGGAAGATTAAGAAAATGAAACAACTAGTCGCACTATCTTTAGTAGTCTTACTTACCGGTTGTGCTTCTGTAAAAAATTGGGTTCCCAGTTTCAGCGATCCAAATCAATCCGCACGTATTATCGATGTGCGTCAAAGTGTAGCACAATTGGATTGCAAACAAACACACGCACCACAAGTAAAACGTATCAAAGACAACTTAGATTGGTTCCAACTTTACAGCGACAGTAAAGGTTGGAGACAAAATGATGTTCTTAGGTTAGTTAAGCCTATGCAGGAAACTGTAGATGACTTTTATAAACGTAGTAATGAAAAGCAGGGTAGCGAAACCTATTGCGAAATTAAAAAGAAAGTAATGACTACCCAAGCAGAAAAAGCCGCTAGTGCTATATTGGGGAGATTCTAATGATTGAACAGTTACAACAATTGACGCAGTGTGACCGTCCGTGGGCCGCTGAAAGAGCCGCTATGGCATTACAGATGTGCGAATCCTTTCAACAAGGACAGATCAGCAACGACGAGTTTAAAGAACTAATGTTAGACCTAGTTAGAACAGACAAGTTAGAAAGCGAAGCCGATGACATACATTTAAAAACTATGTTAGTGTCGGCAATATATGCAGTAGCACAAGTTGCATAATATTCATGTATGAGAGTATGGAGTTTTGGTTGTAGTTTTACACACTACTTTTACCCTACTTGGGCTGACATACTAATTCACAATGCAGAACAACAAGGACACCTAGGAGAAAACTGGGGCAGTTGCGGCAAAGGTAATTTATACATTGCCAACAAAATTCAAGAATGTCATGCAAGAAATACTCTAGGCAAGGATGATTGGGTCTTTGTATGCTGGAGTAACTACTTCAGAGAAGACAGTCATACAGATAAATTAGGATGGCATACTCCTCGATTTGTTTTTCAACAAACACAATACAAAGACGGCACAGTAAACGGTTTTGGCTCGGCAAAGTATTATGCTATGCGAGATCAAGCACTAGTGCAGTCTACTCGTTTAAGTCTGCAAGCACTGGGTGTAAATCAATATCATTTTAGTATTTTACCCATGAGCGGTGGTGATCGTGGTGTAGATAAAGTCAGTGCTGTGTATAACCTAGAATTTGACGGCCCGTCAATGATGGAAAGCCTTGGTCTAATGCTACAAGACGATGACGTCAAGCGTAATCGCATACGCAGTTTCCCTCCCGAAAATCCCACGGATACGCTAGAAGAATGGCATCCGCTGCCACACGAACATTTAGAATACATTGAAAAGTACATACAGCCCAAGGTAAATTGGCTAAATACTGGAGTAACAGAAAATACAAAACTTTTTGTAGATAACTGGAAGAATAAACTGTACACTATGCCACAGCCCATTGACTTAGGTGCTACTGGCTGGTCTACTAAGAAAAATAGAGAATGGTTATAATATGGATGATTTAAGAAAAGCACTTAAAATTGCATTTGCCAGCGAATTTTCATTTTATTTAAAGGCACACTACTTTCATTGGAATGTGGAAGGAATGTTCTTTGAACAGTTCCACGCACTATTTGGAAGAATCTACGAAGAAGTTTATGGTAGCATTGACGACTTTGCAGAAAATATTCGCAAGACTGGTGCATATACACCTGGAAGTTTTGAAAGATTATCCATGCTATCTAGAATTGAAGATGAAACTGATGTGCCTAGTGCAGAAGACATGACTAGAGAATTATTAGAAGATTCAGAAAAGATGGCCAATATACTTAAATTGGTATTTGATTTATCCGAGCGTGAACACGAACACGGTTTGTCAGATTTTATTGCCGCTCGTTTAGACGCACACCGCAAACACTCATGGATGCTAAGGGCTACACTAAAATGATATTAGATAAAACACTAGCAGACTATATCAAACGTGCTCAAGAAGAATTAAAAAGAGACACAACTCCAACTCCACCAAAAGAAGAACAGTATCAAGTTCTACCAGAAGATAATGGCAATGACCTACCAAGAAATCCTTACGGCAATCATTGAAACATTAGCAAGGTTTGGCTGCGGACTAGCAGGCTTGCCTTACGACCCAGACACACCTTAGGACCGGTACTTGTTACCGTAAGTGTGCGCCGGCTGCTGGCGCGAAGAAAGCGATTCGCTACCGTGGACTTCGAAAGTGAGCATTTTTTTACGGCTAAATATTTGTCAGGAGGACACAACCATGAAACAGAAAAAACTTTTAGTTGAACTGTACAAGGCTTGCGTCGACCACGATGCCAAAAAGATTGCGGAACTTAAACAACAAGAATTCCGCAAGATTGCGAAACACAAGGCCGAAGGCAAACCGTTTACACACAAATGGACTTTGGTACAGATTTAATCGAACTGTAATCTTACACACACGTTAGAGCGATAAATACTGCTATGCAGAAAACTTATCGCTCTATTTTTATTAGTGATGTACACTTAGGCACTAGAGATAGTCAAGCAGACAAGTTAAACAACTTTCTTAAACACAACACATGCGAAACACTTTATCTCGTTGGAGATATATTAGATGTGTGGCGCATACAACAAAACAAATGGCGTTGGAAACAATCGCACACCAACGTTGTCCGCCGTATACTTGGACACGCTAAACGTGGCACACGAGTAATCTACGTAGCAGGCAATCACGACGAATTCTTAAGACCTTTAATGCCCTACGGTATTAACTTTGGCAACGTAGAAGTGGTTAATCAATTTGAACATATTGGTGTAGACACTAAACATTACCTAGTCACACACGGCGACTTATTTGATGGCATTACTCGTCTTGCTCCGTGGTTAGCATTCCTTGGCGACAAGGCTTACGATTTTATATTATCCGCCAATAGTAAGTTTAATTGGCTACGTCACCGAATGGGTTTTGGATACTGGAGTTTATCTAAGTATCTTAAAGCAAGAGTCAAGAAAGCCGTAGACTTTATATTTCAGTTTGAACGTAACTTAGTAGCATACTGCAAGAAGCGTGGCTTTGATGGTGTTATATGCGGACACATACACCACGCAGAAATAAAGATAATAGATGATATCGTATATATGAATGACGGTGACTGGGTTGAAAGTTGTACAGCACTTGTAGAACATCATGACGGTCGTTGGGAAATTGTAACTTGGACCAAGGAGAACGACAATGTGGATATTGATGCTAATAGCGGTACACGCAAACAATCCGCAAGACGTGCCGGGACGAATAGAATTGATATTCCAGAATCAACAGGCCTGTGAACAAAGTCTACAAACTATGACATATTGGTTAAAATTTAGTCAATTTAAAATCGAAGGAAAGTGTGTAAAGAAATGAAACTTAGTGATAAAATTACCATAGTAGTTCCTTGTAAGAACGAAGAAAAATACATTGCACATTTATTAATGCACCTACGTCAGCAAGGCATAGGCAAGACTAGAATTATTATTGCAGATTGCTCTACAGACAATACTCGCGAAGTTATTCAAATAATGAAAGGCGAATTGAACGTAGAAGTTATTGAAGGCGGTCCTGTATCCATTGCTAAGAATAATGGTGCTAAACTTGTGACCACTCCGTACATTCTTTTCATTGACAGTGATGTACGCTTCTTCAAAGACAATGTTATTCGAGATGCTGTTGCTGAACTCGAATCTAAAGATTTAGACCTTGTTGGGTTGAATGCTCGATGTTATGATAAAAACATTGTAGCACAGATTGGATTTAGTATTTTTAATGCGATAAACAATGTGCTGAAATATTTCAGCCCGTTTGCTGTGGGTGCGTTTATGCTTACACGCAGAGATCGTTTTGAGGAATACGGAGGCTTTCCAGAAAAGTTTGCCACAAGCGAAGATTTCTTCTTGTCAAGGCAGTACAGTACTAAAAAGTTTCGAATACTTAATCACCACTTTGGACAAGACAGCCGCAGATTTAAGAAGATGGGCTACTTTGGAATGGCGGCTTATCTAATTAAAAACTTCATCAACCGCAACAACAAAGAGTATTGGGACAAACTAGACTCTTCTAAGTACTGGAATTAAATCGGGTACAAGATAAGGTACCGCTGGAATTCGTAACCAGCAGTAGGGCGCAAGCCCTATTTTTATGGATAAATATTGTATGGATAAAATTATAGCAACGTTGGTGATGACGCATATCACAATAGTATGTGTTACACTATACTTACACAGATGTCAGGCTCACAGAGGGCTTGAGTTTCACCCCGTATTAAGTCACTTTATGCGTTTTTGGTTATGGCTTACAACAGGCATGACTACCAAGCAGTGGGTAGCCATACATCGCAAACATCATCAAAACACGGACGTAGAAGGCGATCCACATAGTCCGCACGTATATGGAATTTGGCAATTAGTCTTTGGAGGCGTTAAATTCTACAACCGAGCAGGCAGTGATGCTCACATGGTTATAAAATACGGCATGGGTACTCCTAAAGACTGGATCGAACGTAAACTTTATACACCCCACCATCGCCTTGGCATTCTTTTAATGCTGATCATAGATCTATTGTTCTTTGGGCCATGGGGATTTGTAGTGTGGGGTGTCCAAATGCTATGGATACCTTTCTGGGCCGCAGGCTTTATCAACGGTGTTGGACACTGGTGGGGATATCGCAACGGTGAAACTAAAGATCATTCACACAATGTTAGCCCAATAGGAATACTAATTGGCGGTGAAGAACTACACAACAATCACCACTTGGATCCTGCTAATCCCAAACTAAGCCGTCGTTGGTTTGAATTCGATATTGGCTGGATGTGGTTTAAAATTTTTAATCTACTAGGTTTGGCTAAGTTAAGAAGCAATAATGCTTGATTAATATTTCTAAATAAAGTATAATTACTTTTGTTATTAAGGAGATTTTAATGAGCAGTAGAACCTACGGGCCTGAAGAAAAAGCCAAACTAGAACGCCTTGTCAACGAAGGTGTTCAAATCAAATATGAAATTGAAAGTTTGTCTGAAGGATTAAAAGAAACTGTTAAAGCAGTTGCAGAAGAACTCGACATCAAACCAGCACTTATCAATAAAGCGATTTCAATTGCACACAAGGGTAATTGGAATGATGTGTTCAGCGACTTTGACGACTTGGAAACTCTTATTGTCACTGTCGGTAAAGACAAGTAATGAATCAATTTTTAACTGCTGTTAACAACACAGTAAACTGGGCCAAAGAGGACTTTACCTCTTGGCCTTTGAGATTTGTGCTTGAAATTACTGCATGGGCCATGAGTATTGTCTGTGCTATATGGATGGGTATCACACTACCTAATCCACCTTTTTTAATCTTATATCCGTTGTTTATTACCCAATGTGCCATATTTGGTTGGGCCGCTTGGACAAGGCGCAGTACCGGTATGGTTGCTAACTATTTGTTGTTAGTCACTATCGACGTCATTGCCTTGGCAAGACTGATAAGTATTCAATAAGATGATGGTTTAGTCAGCCATAAATGACAGTACAGGTATTTGCCAGCCCTAAATGGCATAGGAGAAAAATAAAAATATGAGTTACGTAGATGCTCTCTTTGACAGAGAGAATGATATCATCAAAGTTGTCGAGCGCAACGAGCAAGGCGAACGTGTGTTTAAAGAACATCCGGTACGCTACACATTTTACTATCCAGATCCAAAAGGTAAGTTTACCAGTATTCATGGGGATCCACTGACTAGGATAGTATGCAAAAACACCAAAGACTTTAGAAAAGAACAAGCCATTAACAGTGGCAAGGAACTTTACGAAAGTGACATCAATCCAATTTTCGTACATCTAAGCGAAAACTATCTTAATCAAGATGGACCTAAACTAAACATCTGCTTCTTCGACATTGAGGTAGACTTTGATCCAGAACGTGGTTACAGCACTCCAGAAGATGCTTTCATGCCAATCACTGCGATTACTGTTTACCTAAAATGGCTTGGCAAGTTGATTACGTTGGCAATGCCTCCTAAAGGCATGAAGATGGATGATGCTAAAAAATTACTTGAAGATATTCCAGACACACATTTGTTTGACAACGAAGCAGATATGTTGGAAACATTTTTGGATCTAATTCAAGATGCTGATATTATTTCTGGCTGGAACAGCGAAGGATATGACGTACCTTATACTGTTAACCGTGTTACACAAGTGTTGAGTAAAGAAGATACACGCAGATTTTGTCTGTGGGATCAATTTCCTAAACGCAGAGAATATGAAAAATACGGTAAGAAAGCCATTACATATGACTTTCACGGTCGTGTACACTTAGACAGTCTTGAACTGTATCGCAAGTACACCTATGAAGAACGTCACACTTATCGACTAGATGCTATTGGCGAGATGGAAATTGGCGAAAACAAAACTGTCTACGAAGGTACGCTGGATCAGTTGTACAACAATGACTTTCATAAGTTTATTGTCTACAACAGACAAGATACATTATTGTTAAACAAACTAGATGATAAGTTGAAGTTTATTGACCTTGCTAATAAACTAGCACACGAATGTACTGTATTGCTACAGACAACAATGGGTGCCGTGGCTGTTACTGAACAGGCCATTATCAACGAATGCCATCGTAGAGGTTTTCAAGTTCCTAATCGTACTAAAATGGACGACAGGGAAGAAAATACTGCGGCAGCAGGAGCATACGTTGCCTATCCTAAAGAAGGCTTGCAAGACTGGATCGGTTCTTTAGACATTAACAGTCTGTATCCTAGTGCCATTCGTGCGCTGAACATGGGTCCAGAAACTATTGTAGGACAACTACGTCCAACAATTACCGAAGCATACATTCATGAACAAATGACTCTTAAGAAGAAATCATTTGCGGCATCGTGGGAAGGTAAGTTTGGTAGTGACGAATACGAAGCAGTAATGGCACAGCGTAAAGATGTGGAAATTACCATTGACTGGGAAGACGGCGAAAATACTGTACACAGTGCCGCCGAAGTTTACAAGTTAATCTTTGACAGTAACCAGCCATGGACTATCAGTGCCAATGGTACAATCTTTACCTACGAGAAGGAAGGTATTATTCCTGGCTTGTTAAAGCGTTGGTATGCTGAACGTAAAGAAATGCAGGCCAAACTTAAAGACTGTATTAAAGCAGGTAATAAAGTAGAAGAAGAATACTGGGACAAGCGACAGTTGGTTAAAAAGATTAACCTAAATAGTTTGTACGGTGCTATTCTTAATCCTGGTTGTAGATTCTTTGACAAGCGTATTGGGCAAAGTACTACCCTAAGCGGTCGACAAATTGTCAAGCATATGGCAGCAAAGGTTAATGAAATCATCACCGGCGAATATGACTATCGCGGAAAAGCAGTCATCTACGGTGATACAGACAGTTGTTATTTTTCAGCGTACACTACTCTGAAGAAAGACATTGAAGCAGGCGTTATTCCTTGGAACAAGGAAAATGTTATTACTCTATACGATCAAATAGGAGAAGAAGTCAATGGAACATTTGTCAAATTCATGGAAGAAGCCTTTCACTGTCCACCAAGCAGAGGGGAAGTCATTAAAGCAGGTCGCGAGATTGTTGCTTCCAAAGGATTATTCATTACCAAAAAACGATACGCAGTGCTCTACTACGACAAGGAAGGAAAACGTAGCGATATTGATGGCAAGCCCGGAAAAATTAAAGCAATGGGGCTTGACCTTAAACGCAGTGACACTCCAGCATTTATCCAAGACTTCTTAAGTGATGTTCTTGAAAAAGTTCTAACTGGTGCCACTGAAGAACAGGTATTAGATCATATTACTAAATTCCGTACAGAGTTTAAAGCAAGACCTGGTTGGGAGAAAGGTAGTCCAAAACGTGCTAATAATATCACAGAATATGAAGCCAAGGAAAAGAAACAAGGCAAGGCCAATATGCCCGGACACGTTCGTGCAAGTATTAATTGGAACACTCTACGTCGAATGAGCAGTGACAAATACAGTATGCAGATTGTAGACGGAATGAAGGTCATTGTTTGTAAACTAAAATCTAATCCTATTGGATTTACCAGTGTTGCATACCCTGTTGACGAATTGCGTTTGCCAAAATGGTTCATGGAACTTCCGTTCAATGATGCAGAAATGGAACAAACCATTATCGACAACAAACTAGAGAATCTGATTGGTGTTCTTAATTGGGACATTGGCAGTACCGAAGAGAAAAATACATTCAATAAATTGTTTGACTTTTCTTAAAAAAACCTATATACTAAAACTAAGGAGAAATATAAAATGAAAGACATTCTACAAGACATCGTAGCACATACGCACAGCCTAGGCTTCCTGCCTTTGGTTAAAATTAGTGGTGAGGATAAAACTACTACTATCGAATCTATGGCTGAAGACCGTAGTGTTATTGTTAGTGCCACTGCACATACACCAGTGGTAGAGTTTAAAGGCACATTCGGTATGCCTAATCTGGACAAGTTGAATCTGCACTTGAAGAATCCAGAGTACAAAGAAAACGCACAGATTAATGTTGTTACCGCAGACCGTAATGGCACTGTAATTCCCACAGGTCTACACTTTAAAAATCAAGCAGGTGACTTTCAAAACGACTATCGCTTCATGAACAGTGATATCATCAATGAAAAATTGAAGACTGTTAAGTTCAAAGGTGCTAGTTGGGAAGTAGAGTTTGAACCTAGTATCAGTGCTATTCAACGTTTGAAGTTGCAGGCTGAAGCACACAACGAAGAAAACGTATTCCAAGTTCGTACAGAGAATGGAAATCTAGTAGTGTTCTTTGGCGATGCCGCAAGTCACGCAGGTAGTTTTGTGTTCCAAGCAAACATTACTGGTAAACTCAAGCATACATGGGCATGGCCTGTTACGCAAGTTCGCAGTATTTTGAACTTGGGCGGTAAGGTCACTATGAAGATTGCAGACGCAGGTGCTATGCAGATTACAGTAGACAGTGGCATTGCAGAATACAACTATATTCTTCCAGCACAAAGTAAGTAATGGAAACTAAAAAAAGAACAGTAGTAAGAATGTTAACATACAGGCTTACTGCTTGGTTATTTACTATTCTTTGGACATATATGTTCACTGGTGATATCAGCAGTGCCACTGGCTTTGCAACAGCACTGCACATTCTTTTGAGTATCGACTACTACATACACGAAAGAATTTGGCTTAAAATAAAGTGGGGACGACTTGAATAAAGATTTAACATCAACACAAAACGATTACGCATTATTTTTGCCGGCAACATCGAGTTTCTATGCATCGTTCATTGGATATCAAAGACATAGATATCCATATGTTCAAGCAAATCGTATTCCGGCAAACTTTGTTAATGATGTGGAAAGTTTAAACTTTCTAGAACCAGGAGCAGGACTGTTTAACTATAAATGGTGCTTGTACTCAGCAGGACATGCTAACTTAGATCTTAACAAAAACGATGACAGAGAAAGTCTGTTTAGAAATCGTAAACGTGACGGATCGAGTTGGGTGCTAGGAGACTCTGGCGGATTCCAGATCGGTAAAGGTGTATGGGAAGGCGAATGGAAGGACCCAACTGGTCCGGAAGTTGCGGCACTCATGGCCGAAGCAATTGCCAAAGGTATTGAGTTGGTTCCTCAAATTGATCCTACTGGTAATCCTAAAACTGACAAAAACGGAAATCCTAAGTATACAAAAGTTGACCATGTTAAGTTGTATCAAGCAAAACTAGATGCGGCACAGAAAAAACGTGAGCAAGTACTAAACTGGATGGACAGTCTTATGGACTATGGCATGGTGTTGGATATTCCAGCATGGGTCGGTCGTAGTCCTGTGGGCGCCAAGAATAGTGGAGTCGGCAGTTACGAACAGGCAGTCGAAGCAACCAAG